ACGATATAATTTATTTAAGTTATGATGAAGAGTTTGCTGATGAAAATTATCAAACAATATTAGAACGTTTTCCATATGCAAAGCGTGTCCACGGTGTTACTGGAATTTTTAATGCACACAAAAAAGCAGCAATGATTGCCGAAACTGATATGTTTTACGTAATAGATGCAGATGCTATTATTTCTCCAGATTTTAATTTTGATTATTATGCACCCATATGGGATCGTACAGTCGTGCATGCATGGCATTCAATTAATCCTATCAATGACTTGGTGTATGGATATGGCGGTGTTAAATTATTTCCAACAGCATTACTGAGAAATGCAACTGATTGGAATATAGATTTTACTACTAGTATATCAGAACATTTTAAGTTAATGCCGGATATATCTAATGTGACTAAGTTTAACACCGATCCATTTAATGCTTGGAAAAGTGCGTTCAGGGAATGTACTAAGTTGTCGAGTAAGACCATTAAGGGACAAGTAGATACAGAAACAAATGAACGATTGTTTACTTGGACAGCGATAGGAAAAAACAAAAAATTTGGCGAATACGCCATTGCTGGTGCGATTGCAGGCCGAAAATATGGTGAAGAAAATAAAGAAAACATCATAGAATTAAATAAAATAAATGATTATAATTGGCTAAAAGAAAGGTTTGATAGATATTATGAGTAGTGTCAGAAACAAAAGAGCAGCAAGAAGAAAAACAAATACACTCAAAACAAACTCAGTTGTGTATGATGAATTGAATAACAACACAAATCCAACACTTATAATTGAAGAAACAAATGAAATTGTATCTGATCCTGATGTTATAATATCTACAAATTCAAAAATACAGAAGTATGATTATCAGTACATGAGTAATTTGTATACAGAAGATAATACTTCACAGCAGCTTGGTAACTATAGGTGTGCAATGGATTATCTTGCTTATCATAGTATAAATGTTTCTCAGAGTGGCATGATGATACGCAGAATTAAAGATTTGATTTATGATTTTCCTAATTTTGACATGTCATCCTATCTTACTGACGTTAATGGTACTATAAACAGTTGGATAATATCCCAGATGACAAATATATTTGCAGCAAAGTATCTAGGGACAATTTATATCTTAGATGGTGGCATTGGATTATTAGGTACAAGCTTTTTGGATAGTTCGTTAATATTTCAAAATATTCGTAGTTTTGATTTAAACCCATCCGGCCAATTCATGGCAGATTCGATGATGAAAGATAAATTGCTAGAAGATTGGAACTTTAAATCTGCCACACAAGATATATTTAATATAAATTACATTAGTAACACATTTATTACTACTTTACCGGATGGCAGTTTGAGTAATCCATTTGATGAAATTCCTAATGTTATAATTAATACTAATATTAGCAATATTGAACACTATGAAGATTGGTGGAGAATGGTTCCAACGACACGATATGTTGTATTAGTTGGCAGTAGCAGTGATGATTCATGTAGACCATTCACTAGCTCAATAGCATTTAATCGCAAGTTTCAGTTAACAACAGAACTATATTCCGGTGTACAAAAAATAAATGGGATAAATTATTATATGAAAATCGGTATTAAGTAAATGCTCAAAACATTTGAATTATTAGATAGATTTGAACTACTATATCCTACTAATAGTAACCTTGCTGATTTACGCAGAGCATATATTGATCAAGATATTTCAAGTATTTTTAGATTGCTGCCAGCCGCAATAAACGGAGAACTAGAAGACTTGCGCAGAGCAGTGCTTGAACAAAATCTGCACAGTATTTTTAGACTTACGGACGACGAGGACTTGCGTAAACTTATACTAGAAGACAACACTTGGAAGTTGTGGCCAGTATTAGATCGTTATGTTGATACACAATTTACAGCAGCGTTCAAAAGTTTTTTTGTTAACAATACCGAAATATGGAATGACTGTTTCAGTCGAGGACAGTTGCGAAGTAAACTTTGGTTAGTACATGAACTTAAAAAGTGTAATGTAGATTTAGGTACTGTTTTCTTATGTGCAGGATGGTACGCTACTCTTGCAACCATGCTGTTTGAAAGCGACATTAAAGTAGACAAAATCCGCAGTTTTGACATTGACGAAACTTGTGTAGACATTGCAGAAGTTTTTAATAATCCTTGGTTTTCGAATCAATGGAAGTTTAAAAGCATAACAGCAGACATACTAGATATTGATTATACTCAACATACTTGGCAATGTTGGAGTAAAACGAACAATCGTATGAGTTATCCTATTGTAGATTCTCCTGACACTATAATTAATACTAGTTGCGAACATATTGCGAACTTTGCAGCGTGGTATGATCTAATACCAGATGGTAAACTAGTTATACTACAAAGCAATAACTTTTTTGAAGTAGAGGAACATGTCAATTGTATAAATAACATTGCAGAGTTTGTAGTAATGGCGCCTATGCAAAATATATTATATAGTGGTGAATTAAAACTTGATAAGTATAAGCGATTTATGATAATAGGATATAAGTAAATATTACTTTAAAAGTTGAATTTATAATGGGAAAATAGATGCTATTTAAAAACACACAAGATGACTATACAATGAGTATAGATTCTAACATTACTAAAATAGGATTAAAAATATCAGGCGGGGCAGATAGTGCATTAGTAGCCTATATGTTGGCCAAATATGCAGAAGCGGAACGTCCAGATTTAAAAATTTATCCTATAACTGGAGTGAGTGAAAAAAAACCATTTCAGGAAATATTTTCTAAACAGGTTATATCAAAAATTGAATCGCTTGTCAACTATACCTTTAGTACTCATATCGCTGGGCCAGTAAGGAGTGATACAAACTATGTTAAAGACCAAGACATTTTGGTAATCAATGCTTACAAATCATATGGTTTACAGTCCCACTATGCTGGAATAACTGCTAACCCTAGCGCAGAGCAAGCACCTGAACTAGTAGATCCTAGCGAATTTAATTCAGCATGGTATAATGAACGTCAACGTGGCAAAGAAAAAAAATCTTATACTAATGGATTTAGTACACGCCCGTTGATCAATACTGATAAAAAAGGTGTGTGTGAACATTATGTTACATTGGGAATATTAGAGGAAATATTCCCATTGACTAGAAGTTGTGAAATTCACACCACTGATTTTACACATCACTGTGGCAAATGTTGGTTTTGTAAAGAAAGACAATGGGGATTTGGTAGACTTGTATAGATATAGTAACATAAAACAAGTTCATCTAGAAATAACTCAACGTTGCCAAGCAGCGTGTCCTATGTGTGATCGAAATGAAAACGGTGGGGTTGACAATAGACATATTACTAATGCAGAACTATCAATAGACGATTGTAAAAAGATATTCTCTCCGGAGTTTATAGGACAATTAGACGCTATGTATATGTGTGGCAATCTTGGTGATCCCATTGTTGCTAGAGATACATTAGAAGTATTTAAATACTTTAGAGAACATAATTCTACAATGTGGCTAAGTATGAATACAAATGCCGGTGCAAAGAATTCAGAATGGTGGGAAGAATTGGCCGGTGTTATTAATAATAAAGGTGCAGTAATATTTAGTGTTGATGGTCTCCGTGATACTAATCATCTTTATAGACAAAATGTTGTTTGGGATAATGTAGAACGTAATATGCGTACATTTATTTCTGCCGGTGGTAGAGCGAGATGGGATTTTTTGATATTCCAACACAATGAACATCAGGTTGCAGAAGCAGAAGCACTTGCTATTGAATGGGGATGTGAAAAGTTTCAAAAGAAAAAATCTGGAAGATTTATAGTTGCAAGTGGTGAAACATCTAAAGAGACACATCAGGCTCAAAATCGCAAGGGTGAAAAAACAACAATGATTGCGAAACCAAAAAGTATTGATAATCAGAATATTGCATTATTAAAACAAAAAGAAATAGAAAAATCTTATGGGTCAATGAGAGACTATTATGATAAGTGTTCTATTAAATGTAAGGCAGTAGAAAAGAATGAGATTTTTGTTACTGCTGAGGGATTATTAATGCCATGTTGTTGGACTGCTGGACGTATGTATAAATGGTGGCATAAAGATTATCGTGTAGAGCAGATTTGGGATCACATTGATTCATCTGGTGGTAAAGATGGAATTAATGTTATTACCAATGATATAAAAAATGTTATGGATGGTACATTATTAAATAGCATTACAGACAGTTGGAGTAAATCTAGTTTAAGTGACGGTAAGTTGGGAGTATGCGCAATGAAGTGTGGATCCGAATTTGATCCGTTTAAGGAACAATTCAGATGACAAAAGATGAATATGATTATTTTGAACCCGCGTCAGAAAATGCAATAATCATTGATTGGGCTGCAGGAAACACTTGTAATTTTCAATGCTCTTACTGTGATCCAGCATGTTGGGATGGCGGAGTTCCCTGGCATGATTTTGATGATTGTGTTAGGTTCATTGATTTTATATGGGAAAAAATATGTGTCCCACAGAAAAAAATAATGTTTTTTAATTTTCATGGTGGTGAGCCTGCATTATGGCCAGAGGTGGATAAAGTTTGTGAGTATATTAAAAATATAAATGAAAATAATATAATCCGATTATTAACTAACGGCACACGCGGCACAAAATGGTGGACTGATAGAGCACATTTATTCGATTTGCTTATTGTAAGTATTCATGAGGGGCAGACCAAAAAAGAAAAGATTGTTGAAAAATTTAATCAAGTTCAACAATCGGGTATAAATATATCATTGCATGTTATGATGGATATTGCACAATTTGATGGGTGTGTTGCCACATATAAATATTTGTATGATAATTTAACCCATAATATTAGTTTACAATACAAGCCTGTTAGAATATCAATACGGAAGCATGACTTACAACCGTACACAGATGTACAATTAGCAACAATGAATTCTTTGCAGACATTACACGGAACACCAAATAAAAAACAACAAAGCATAATGCAGTGGAGAAAAGACGGAGAAGAACCAGTAAAAATTAAAAGTATAGAAAATGAAATACTATTACCAAAACTAAATGATTGGAAAGATTGGTATTGTTATATGGGAGTTGAAACACTGGTAGTTCAACATAATGGTTGGATTAAACCAGGTAGCCAGTGTTTTAAGAACTTAAAATATGGTAATATTAGGGATAAAAATTATAGTATTCCATTACTACCAGTAAAATGTAAGTGGAACTTATGTGGTTGTCTGACTGATTTACAAACAACTAAGATTAAAAATATGAAAAAAGGAGATAAGTACATTGACACAGATGTATCTACCGGAGCCTACACGATTACAACTAGAGATTAGTAGTATGTGTAATGCGCTGTGTTTCGGCTGTGCACGTACCAATCATCTAAATTTCAATGATAAGATGCCAACTATTCCAGATAAAAAGATCCTACAACTAGATGTGATTGAAAAATTCTTAAATGAGTTTGAGACAGTTACAGATTTGGACTTTTGTGGAACAGTTGATGATCCTTTCATGCATCCTCAATTTAATGATATTCTTAGGTTAGCACTGAAATGTGGAATAAAAAAAGTTTGGATACATACTAATGGTAGTATTAGAAATCCAAGTTACTGGGCTGAAACTGCTGAAATACTACAACAGTTTGACCGGCACCAATTGAAATTTAGTATAGATGGTTTACACGATACCAATCATTTATATAGACAAAGAACTAATTTTAATCGAATTATGGAAAATGCAGAATCTTTCATTCACGCGGGCGGAGATGCGGGCTGGCAATATTTGGTATTTCCATGGAACAAACATCAAGTTGAAGAAGCAAGTGAGAAAAGCAAGCAGATGGGATTTAAGAATTTCATACATAGGTTAGACCGAAGTATGATATCTGAGAATAATTGGGAAATAGAAGACATACAGAGGCTACAGGCGGAAGATAAACAATATAATAATTCAAGCCCAGACGATCTTGATAAGTTTTTTATATCAAAGAAAAGTGTTGAAAACGATCCAATTGATTGTTTCTTTCAAAGACAAAAAATGTATTTTATTGATTTCAATGCGCGTCTGTGGCCTTGCTGTTTTATTAGAAATACTGAATTCGGCGGTCATAATACACATTGGCATCAGGTAAGTAAAACTATGTATAGTGAATATAATTCACCTGATTGGAATAGGTTGGATCTGCATAGTGTTAATGACATATTAAATCATCCATTTTATAAAAAAGATTTAGTAGGAAGTTTTGATTCAGATTATGGTACAAGTTGCGGAAGTAAGATGGTTAAATGTGCCAGCACATGTAGTAAGAAAGTCCAAGAAACAAAACCAATTGCAAAATTCAAGATAGAGGATCACAATGAACAAAATTTATAATACACCATATGGTACAGTTTATATACCGGTAGAATCACAAATGATAACAGTTCGCACTAGTGGCGGATTTGATAGTGCACTATTATTGTATATGGTTGCACAAACATGCGCAGAAACAAATCCTAATGCTATAATTCAACCTATTACAGTAGTTCGTGCAAATCCAGATGATGACAGAACATGGCTTTATCGGGTTGATAATAGACCAATAGTAGATACTATTATAGATTGGGTTAGAAAAGAAATACCAGATGCTGATATCAGAGACAAACAGTGGTTAGATGCAATAAACTGGTGGGAAAATGGAAGTGCAACATATCTTGCTGCACAAAAAAACTTAGTTTCGCAAAATTATAATCCAATTCGAAAAGCAGAAATGCCAAATAATCAAGTGTGTAGAGTACATGATTATAATGGTGTCACTAAAAATCCGCCTGTGCCTATGACTATCGATAATATGCACCAGTATAGAGAAGTAAAACGTGACCACAATGACCCTAACAGTCCGGCAGTTGCAATAGATAGTTGTACTGTGGTACACAATGCAAATGGTGATGATTGTAGATATGTTGAACCATTTCGTAATGCAGATAAACGTGTAACAATGTGGTTGGCAGATAACCTCGGTATACTTGATACACTAGATAAGATCACTCGTAGTTGTGAAGGGGATGGTCATAAAACCGATAACTGGACTAAAACGTGTAATACTTGTTGGTGGTGTCAGGAACGTGAATGGGCGTATGGAGAAATAATTAATGATTAATTATATTGACAATCATTTAAAATGTTAGTATAATACGTATAATAACGGAGTAAACACCAAATGTCTGAAAAAAAATATCCAAGTGATACATTTTGTCTGTTGCCATGGGTACACCTTAGCACTCGTCCTGATGGCAGTATGCGAGTATGTTGTACTGCAAATGCAAGTAGCGTTGGTCCAACCAATGATAAAGTTAATGGCGGGCAAATTGGAATTCTGAAAACAGACGATGGCAAACCAAACAATCTAAATGTTAGTGACTTCGAAACTGCTTGGAATTCTAATTACATGAAGAATGTACGACTACAAATGCTTAATGGTGAAAAGCCTCCTAGTTGTATGAAGTGTTACAAAGAAGAGGCATCGGGACATAATAGTAAACGTATGTGGGAAACAAATTATTGGAGTAAACGTGTAAATGTTGATGAACTTATCGAAAACACATCTGAAGACGGTGGTGTCCCTCCACAGTTAGCATATATTGATTTAAGATTTGGTACTAAGTGTCAATTAGCATGTGTGATGTGTAGTCCACATGATAGTAGTGGTTGGATTAAAGATTACAAAAAGATTTTTCCGGAGGTAAAAAACGAATCGCTAAAGGAAACAATGCAGTGGGCTGATAAAGGTAGTACTAATAGAAGTAGTTATAATTGGCACAAGCAAAACCCAAAATTTTGGAAACAGTTTTACGAACAGATGCCTAGTATGCAACAGATATATTTTGCAGGTGGCGAAAGTCTTATTATTGAAGAACACTACGAAATACTTGAACATGCAATTAGTAATGGTTATGCAAAGAATCTAGAACTACGTTATAACTCAAATGGCGTAGAGTGGAGAGATGATTTATTTGATCTATGGAAAGAATTTAAATTAGTACGCTTTCACTATAGTGTTGATAGTATTGGGAGTATGAATGATTATATTCGATATCCTAGTAACTGGAGCAGACAGGAAGAAGTATTTCATATATTAGATACACAAACAAGTGACAATGTAGAAGTAACAGTTGCATGTGCTGTGCAGGCTTTAAACATTTACTACTTACCTGATTTCATCAGATGGAAACTAGAACAGGGTTTTACGAAAATAAACATGTGGCCGTTTGGCGCAGGTGGTATTAACTATCACTTTGTTTATCATCCTCCGCACCTAAACGTTAAAGTATTACCCGAATGGTTCAAAGCAGAAATACGTAAAAAGTATGAAGAGTTCTATCCATGGTGGGAAGAGAATTGGGAAAAAGGTATCCCAAGTTGGCATAAGGAAAATATAACACAAGAAAATTTTATCGAAGCTGAATACGGAATAAAACGTCTTCAAGGCATGTTACAATTTATGGAAAGTGAAGACTGGAGCATTAGGTTACCAGAATTAAAAGAATATTTAAGTCTATGTGATAGGCAGCGCAACAATAGTTTCAGTTCTACCTTTGTAGAGATGAAAGACATATTTAAGGATATATAAATGGCTGATAAGAATAAGAGTGATACATTTTGCATAATGCCTTTCCATCATATTAACATCAAAAATGAAGGCAAGTTGAGTGCATGTTGGCGATATCCAGATAAGGTTGGAGATTTTCTAACAGATACACTTGCAGATACTTGGAATGGCGACCAGTTACGTAAAGTGCGAACCGAATTAGTAAATGGAGTTCAGCATAAAGGATGTATAAGTTGTTGGGATTTAGAACGTAGTGGTGCTAAAAGTTTACGCCAAAATGCGTCTGAAATGTATCCCGATGTTGATAGTAATACTATTATCAATAATATTGAAGAAGATGGCAGTTACCCAATTGAAAATCTACAAAGTATTGAAATACGTTTTGATAATATTTGTAATTTAATGTGCAGACATTGTTCACCTACATATAGTAGCATATGGGAACAGAAGGCGAAACGAGATCCTATATTAATGGGGCAAATGAAAAAAGTTGGAACATACAGGGAACTTGAAAATCATGTTAGTCTAACACAAGAGATAATTGATGAAGTGGTTTCACTTAGTCCTAACCTTACTGAATTGATGATTACAGGCGGAGAGCCTTTGTTCCATGATAAGCATTATGATTTTTTAGAGCGTATTTTACCTGAAGCAAACCATATTACATTACAATATAATAGTAATTTTAGTACACTAGAATACAAGGGAAAAAGTATACTAGATTTGTGGAAGCATTTTAAGCGTGTTAGTATACGAGTTAGTTTGGATGCGTATCCTGAAATATACGAATACGTTAGAGTGCGAGGTAATTTATCGATAGCAGAAGATAATATAAAAAAAGCACTACAGTTAAGCAATATTCAACTAAGTGCAACAATGACAGCCAATTTATTAAATATTACCAGAGCAACTGAAATCGCCAAGTATTATTATTCAATGGGAGTTGATTATCACACAAGTATTGTTCAGTTTCCTCAACCATTAAATCCTAAATTGTTACCACCGGCATTAAAAGAAAAAGTAACAAATGATTGGGATGAATTGATTAATGGAGATAGAGAATGGATGCAATCTTATAATCACTCACAAAAATTTGTAAACAGATCATTTGAGCGATGGAAGAAATTTGGTGACAACGTAATTAATTATATGAATGGCGAGGATTGGTATCATTATTGGGATGACTTTATTGAATACGCTAATGCACAAGACCAACACCACGGAACTAATATATTAGATGTTTATCCAGAATTCAGGAAATATTGGCATGAGGTATAAATCTGAAATAGACAACATATCTAAATTTTGTGTTGCTCCTTTTACGAGTCTAAATGTTGATCCTGATGGCAGTGTTAAAAGTTGTTGTGTACAAGATCCGAATTACATAGGCGTAAAATACAGTAGCCATGATAATATGCGTAGTTTATTTGCTGATAGTGAATTTAATAATTTGCGCACGATGATGCTTGAAAATACAGAGCATCCAAGTTGTGCAACGTGTTATCGAAATGAAGATCTAGGGATTGTGAGTGAAAGGCAGGATAGGAATAAAAAATATCTTAACCACTATGAAAAAAATAAGATAACAGATACCTCCATTCCTTCTGCGTTAGACTTACGGTTAAGTAATAAGTGTAATCTTAAATGTCGAATGTGTAATGAGATTGCTAGTAGTCAAATAGCAAAAGAAAAGTTTATTAATCCTTCAATTACAGAAGTAAATAGTGGATTAATCAGTGAGCATCTTAAAGACATCAAAGAACTTCGTCTATTAGGAGGTGAACCTAGTTTAACTCCACAATGTTTTGATATTTTAACTAAGTTAATAGAGTGCAACAATACTGACATTGATATTATGATAACAACTAATGCAACTGCCACCAAACAGTATTGGTTTGATCTTGTCAAGCATTTTCCTAACATTGTTTGGCAATTTAGTATTGACAGTGTTGGTGAAATCAATGATTATATTCGTACTAATAGTACATACAGTAAACTAAAGGACACTATAAAACGTTATAGAATCATAGGGAAAGATTATCCAAATTGGAAATATACAATCAGTCAAACTATACAGATTTACAACTTAACTAGTTACTTTAAATTAAATGATGATCTAGGTGATTTAGTTGAAGAATGTGATGTAGTATCACCATTAACTTGGCCAGAAAAATTAAATATTAAAAATCTGCCATGGAGTATACGACAAAAATATATTAATTTGCCACATCACGACACTATACGTAGTATATTATCACAGCCTGAGAATGATCCATTAACTACATATACACTAATGACTGAGTTTATAAAATACACAGAACACTTAGACTTGATACGTGGAACTAGTTTTGGTGATATAGATAGTGAATTATGGAACGATATTCGTAACTATGTAACTGATAATTACTCGAAATTGGGTTACCATCTAAAAAATAATTCAATGCAGGGAGAATAATAATATGTGGAGTATGGATACAATAGAATGGTTAGATATAGAACTTACTAGTTTTTGTAATATTGAGTGCAAAGGTTGTTTGCGAGTTATATCCAAACACGCTGATGATCTTATCAATAAAGAATATCTTACAATAGAAACTATACGTGAAAAATTTAAAAAAGAATTATTTCCTAGTATTAAAATTGTAAACTTTTGTGGCAGTATAGACGAACCAACAAGTCATCCACAGTTTTTTGATATTATCCGTCATTTTGCTGATTGGAATACGCACATCAATATTGCAACAAACGGTAGTTTGCGAACTACTAACTGGTGGACTGAGTTAGCAGGTATTTTACCAAGTAGCCATAATGTTACTTGGGGAATTGACGGCAGTGATGAACTAAGTGAAGTATATCGGCAGGGTAGTAATTTCAAAAAAGTAGAACAAAACTATCGATCTTTCAATGCAGCTGGTGGCAAAAGTGTATGGCAGTTTATCGTGTTCGAACATAACGAACATCAATTGGAGAAAGCCAAAAATAAAGCCACGGCTGAGGGTTTTAAAAACTTCAAAACTATTATTAGCCATCGTAAAGACACTACTGGAAATGTAAAAGCAGCAAATACAGAGAAGATTGATACTGCACCAGAAATTCCTTATGTAAGTTGTAAGTATGGAAATCAAAAACGAATTTTTATAAACCATACAGGTGATGTTATTCCTTGTTGTCATCTAAATGCAAAGACATTGGAGTATGGCGTAAGTGGTAATACCAAAGATAGTTATGAGACATTACTTAGAGATACTGATTATAAAAATTCAATTAACTTGAATAATGTAAGTGTTGAAGATGCTATAAGTAGCGATGTATGGCAAGGTATAGTTAATAGTTGGAATAGTGATAATCCTGTACCTCGTTGTATGCAAGTATGTAAACAGATGAAGCGTGATACATTTATTAAAGAGGACTTATAGATTATGAGCGAAGATTTAAAATGGTCTAACTATGACTTTACAAAAATACCATTTGACGATATTGTTAGTGTTGGTCAGCGTACTTTATTGTACCGTGACCTATTTACTGTTAGTTGGTTACTTGGAAGATTCTGCAACTACAAATGCTCCTACTGTTGGCCTTATGCCCGCAGTGATCGTAAAGACCACCGTCCTACTGAACTATGTCTACGAACCATAGATGAAATAAAGAGACAAGCACGTGAAAACGGATTTAATAGTTTTCATTTTTCATTGTCTGGTGGTGAACCAACCTTTCATCCAGGATATTTAGATATTCTGGAACATCTTGCAGACGATGTATCAAATACCAACTACACCAGTGTTCATATGACAACTAATATGTCACGTAATGTTAAATGGCATGAGGATTATGTAGATAGAGTTAAACCATTTCATCGTGCAAGTATCACTGCTAGTTTACATACTGAACATCTTAACACAAGAGATAAGATGCAAGAGTTTGCAGATAAACTTATATTATGTCAAGAAAATGATGTGCAAATTACAGTGAATATGGTTATGGTGCCAGACTGGTTTGAACGTGATTGGGACAATGCATTATTTTTTCACGAACAAGGTATCAATGTAACATTGAAGCCGCAATCTGATCCTACTGCAAGCCGTGTAGTTGATGGATATACGGAAGAACAGATGAAAAGATTGTGGAATGGTATGCCGCAACTTGCTTATACTGAGGTAAAACGTAAATGGAATGATAGACCCAAACCCAATTTCCAAGTTCCAGCATATGCTATTGGTCAAAATGATAAAAGCGTGCCGTGGCATATGCAAGTTGAATTTACCGATTCGAAAGGCAAGAAATGGTATATGGATCAGGCTGAGCGTTTCAATGCATTTAATTTTAATAACTTTGAAGGCTGGAGTTGTAATAGCGGTTATCAAGGCATCATAATTCGTGAACCAGATGGTAGTATAAAACGCAGTTATAGTTGTTCAGATCAGCCATTGGGATACATCGAAAGTGGATTTAAACTATTTGACAAACCAATGCCGTGCATAAGCAAGAGTTGTGTCAGTAGTGCAGATAGTAAAATACCAAAACGTAAGACATAAAAAAAGCACCTATTAGGTGCTTTTCTTTTATACTGCCATTGGCGCTCGAATAGTATCACCTGGGTCATATCCTACTATTTCAAAATCTTCCATTTTAAAATCAAATATAGAATCTACGCTACGTTTTATTACAAGTGTGGGAAACGACACTGGATCCCTCTCCAGTTGCGTCCTGACCGCATCTATGTGATTATTATATATATGACCATCACCTATTACGTGAATAAATTCATTTACACCAAGTTTACATACATGTGCAATCATATGCGTTAGTAACGAATAACTAGCAATATTAAACGGTACACCTAAAAATAAATCGGCACTGCGTTGGTATAAACTACAACTTAATCTTCCTTCATTATTTACATAGAACTGTGACATTACATGGCATGGAGGTAATGCCATTTTATCTAAGTCACTAACATTCCATGAATTTAAAATATGTCTGCGTGATTGTGGATTATTTTTTAATCCTTGTACTAACTGATTTATTTGATCTATTCCATTAAAGTTTCGCCACTGTACTCCGTAGACTGGACCCAAGTCTTTATTAGTGTCACTATTATAGTGTCCTAATGCTTTGCCTTGTGAGTCTGCGTTGGCAGTCCATATTGTTGTTTTGCCAATAAGTTCTTCCCTAGGTTTGCCATAATGAATTTCAGCAAGTCTTCGTTCATTCATTGATCCTTCTAAGAACCAAAGTAATTCACTTAGAACTGATTTAAATGGCACACGTTTAGTTGTTAATAGAGGAAATCCATTACTAAGATTGTATCTATTTGTAGTCATAAAGATAGATCGAGTGCCAACGCCTGTGCGCTCGTTACCACGTGTTTCGCCTTTCTCTAGTGTATGATGTAGTAAATCTAAGTATTCATCTTCTTCATAGTTTGGCATTTATTTGTCTTTGTCCTTATAACTTTCAAAATGTTCTTTTAAAATTTCTTTTACACTCGTTACTACACTTTCGCGTAAGTTTGGAATATCAAGCAATATTTCAACATCAATAATTGCATCAAAGTTCTTTGCCATATCTGCCCAACTAAATTCACCACTCAGCGGCAACGGGGCTAATAGTTCATCACCACTCAGTGTTACAATGTGGCCATTTTTCATTGTTACTTGAATTCCTTTAATGAATGAAGATGGAATGCTAATAGGAACTACTTCTTCCATTATTCTATCAAATTCGCCTTCTCTATCAAATTCCATTTATTTCCCTAACTTAGATGGCCATGTTCTTTCATAACATTAATATGCTCAAGTGACGCTAATATAACTGCCGCTGCTTTTATTAATTCTCTTTCGAAATCGTCAGCGTTTGGTGGGGTAAGCATAGTAGCACGTTTGGTTTCTTGTGCAAGATAATAAGATGTTATAGCAATCCAGTCATTTGGAGAGTTTTTTGCATCATATTCACTTCCTGCCAAATCTGATTGGCGAATACGTTCTTGTTCAATTCTACTTAAAATACTACTACGCTTACTAGACATTATGCTGTTGACTTTCTTGGTCGCCCACGCTTTTTGGGAACATCTGTAACTGAAGATTTGTTTGCAGTTACTGTTGCATTAGACGTTTTTGCTTTAGGTTTCAGACTAGGATCATAATTATATGCTTCCTGTCTTTTTGCTTCTGCGTCTGCAGCCAACAAGTTTGCTTGTACCAAAAGATTCTGCGCAATTTGTTTATTTTCATCTGCCTTTGACGATTTAACATTTGAATCAATACGTGATTCTTGTGGTTCTACAGATTTGACTGTTTCTTGTTCTGTAGAATTCATTGCGGCATTGATTTCATTCAATGGTACATTTGTTTGTGTATTTGGAGTCATAATAATCTGATCTGTTGGGATCTTTGAAAGATGTCCTTCAGCGTGGAGTGTATCTAACATAACTTTGCCATGCCAAAATACTTTGCGTGAAAGAACTTCATATAGATTATTAGTTGTTTGGCCTTCATTAGACTCAATTGCTTCCATATACGAATCGTGATAGCGATCCGGCAATGAATCACTGTACACTGCTAGAGCATTTTCTGGTTCATCAGGAAGAGACATGAAAACAACACTTAGTCTTTGTCCTGTTCCCTTATGTCTGCCAACGTGTTTTATAAATGGTGCAGTTGCCATAATTGTTAACCTGCTTCTTCAGGTGTTTCAGTTTCACCAGTTACTTCTGCTGCCGCTGCACTTTGTGCCTGTACGTGATCCACAAATGCTTTAACACGATTTGCAGTATTTCCTACTGCAGATAGTTCACCTGCTTGAAATGCTCCGCGCTTTGATGCTAGATCAATAATAGCATATACATTAACAAGATCGTTAACTGTAACCGCTGGTACTTCTGCTGGTGCTTCTGCAGCAACTTCAGGTGCTTGAGTTTCTTCTGACATATTAAGTTTCTCCTATTTTGTCAATTTATTATATATAATATGAATAAACTCTTATTCATACTACAATTATACTATATTAAGTGATTGTTGTCAAGTGATTTTATGCAACCATATTTACATATTCATCTGGCCAGTTTAGATATTTTAGCCAAATTTCGTGCTTTATGTTTAATGTAAAATTTTTACTTCCATACATTTGATAGAAATTGGGTTTATCTGGCATAACTTTGGGTACAATATTTGAATTATTTCCTTTACTATGATTACATTTTTTACATGCGCTCACGATATTATGCCAATTTGTTCTGCCACCCTTGCTTCTTGGCAATATATGATCAAGTGTTAAATCTTTTTTATTGAATGTATTATGACAATATTGACAAGTATATCGGTCACGTATAAAAACATTTGCTCGACAGAAATTAATTGTGCCAGAGTGTGGCATGTATTCCCTAACACAAATAACACTAGGTACGTGCATACTATGGTTAACCGACCTTACCGTCCAATCATGCCATTCAAGTACATTTATCTTATCTAACCAGATAAGTTTTATACTCTCTTGCCAGGTTAAAGTTGATAACGGAGTCACGCTTAACGGTGCACCATTAGCATTCAATAATAGTGTATCATTGCTCATAATTATATTTATACTTATATTTTACTATGATTCGTAATATGTGTATTCGCCAAATGGTGGCACAATATGCTGTGAACCATGAATAACAAATAATGTATCACAATACGCGGAATTACCCCAACTACCAAATGGCATACCATCTGTAAACATGATGAACTTATCTGGTTCAATTTGATTTTCTTCCATAAAGTCCCAGTTGCAAGCAAAGTCAGTGCCGCCACAGCCAATAATTTCATACTCTTTTAATTCTTCTGAATTCATAGGTGTAAATTCTTTAAATGATTCAGCATATACTTGTGTATCAAATGTCCAGATTTTCAATCGAAAATCTTGAAATTGTTGCATGATTCCATAGATTTCACCTAAGAAATCGCGGATCATTTCTTTAGATATAGAACCAGATACATCAATGCCGATTGCAGCATCAATCATAACTTCATTGTCCATACCTGGTAGATATATACCCATACTACGTGATTTACGAGATTGGCGCATCCATGTGAAATCTGCTTTTTGTGAACTTTGAATACTTAGATTAATATATTCACGCCAATCCATTTTAGGCTCTGTCATATCTTTAATCATGCGCTTGATATCACCTGGAAGATTGCCAGAACCAGATGCTTGTGCAGCCTGCAATACAGCCTGTTTCATTTGATCTTTAATTTCTTTGGCTTCTTCTTTTGTGATTTTGATAGGAGCCTTGCGACCGGTGGGATCATTTTCGCCACTGCCATCACCAGAACCGTCACCATCACCGAACATATGTTCATCAAGTGTATCAGTATCACTAAAATCTTTGCCATCTTTCTGTTGTTGAAATAGGTCACGATAAATTTCTTCGGTATATGATTTGTAATACTTGCGATCATACAAGGCTTGCTTTGGCATTGTGCCAATCTTTGCTTCTACGGTTGCTTGGTTAACTTTATAATCAGCCGCGATATTCCAAAGTTTAGCGTCACGTTCATTATCTGCAAAGTCCATTAAGCGACTGCCAATACCGCAGTGATCATATACGCAGTGAAATACTTCATGTCCAACAATAAAGTCAATTTCTTCTGGTGTCATTGTGCGAAAGAAATCGGTGTTATAATAAAAATGTTTGCCATCTACTGCGGCGGTTGGACACCATTCTGCTTCTACCAGTTTCAAACGTGTAGCAAGTGTGCCGAAAAAAGGATGTTTAATCAGCAAGCGAACACGACCAGAGACAATCATTTCTTTAACTTCGTGATCTGTATATTCAAATACTACAGGTTCTTCTGAATTTTCGTCAACTTCAATGCCATTTTCTTTAAGCAAATCATCAAACACTGAATTGAAATCGTCTTCTGTGGTAATTTTTTCTGGTTCGATACGCATATGATTCGTCCTTGTGTCTGATTACTTTAATAACATATCATATATATTTATAATATGTCAAGAAAAAAGTGATCCGAAGATCACTTTTTATTTTTAAGCATTGTGTGCATCAATGATTAGTTTGCCATATTTTTTGAAAAACTTTTCGATACAAGGAACTTTGCGCGGCTCAAGCGGTAGTTTATAAACTTTCAATGCAGTGCGACCACCAAGTACGGTCATTTCAGTTTCAAAGTTATCCATCATAAAGTTGAAGAAATTATCAGCCATTTTATACAACTCTTCCATTTTTTCTTTACCATTACGATCTAGAAAATCTTTAAGTTCATAACATAGTGATGCAGTCAGTGAGAACATAGCAGAGATTTCACGTGCTTCTGATGAAAGTGTGGTAACTGTACCATTTAAGATATCTGATGGATTAGGAAGTTTACCAGCAATTGCACGATGTGCCATGAACTTGGTAGCGATACCATCACCTACTGTGCCAGCAATCAAATCATGTAAACGACTCGTGCTGATTTCTTCGCCAGGCAGCGGAAGCATTTGTGAAACAAACGTCCATGAACGGGGAGTAGCAAATGCACGTGATGCCGTACGAGGATCAAAATTCATTAGGTCCATTTTGTTAGCAGTTACATAGCCTATGACTTCTGGGTTCATATTGTTAAGTAATGCCCAAGTCTGCCAATCTTCGAAATCTGTAGTCATTTCTAAGTGAACAAAACGATTAGCAAGTGCACTAGGCATACGATATGCAACACCACGGTCACTCTCACGGTTACCAGCAGCAACAATAAGAACATTATCAGGAAGATGATAATTGCCTAATCGACGATTAAGAATTAACTGATATGCTGCAGCCTGTACTGATTGTGGTGCTTGGTTCATTTCGTCTAAGAATAAAACAACACATTCAAACTGATCGGCGAGTTCTTGAGTGGGTAGATCCGCTGGCGGCAACCATTCCATAAGTCCAGACTCCATGTTTGGAACAGGAATACCACGTAAGTCAGTAGGTTCCATAAGTGCAAGACGCATATCAATCATATAGCCTGAGCGTTCTTGTGTAATAGAACTTACAATTTCAGATTTGCCAATGCCTGGAGGTCCCCAAATAAATACAGGACGCTTACGATTCATTGCATAGTTAACTTCTTCACGAATATCACTTGGGCGAACTAACCGTACATCCATATCTGCTGTTGAAACTTGTGCCATGATGATTCTCTTTCTATATTGATTACTATTATAGTATAGCGTAGTTGGATTGAACTGTCAAGAACTTTTTAAGTCTGGAGAGGTGATACTGAAATTGCTTGTTCTACTAGAAAAGCACGATATCCTTCGTCAACATTCATTAACTCGTTTTGCCATTCCTTCCATGTAACGACTTCTAGCGGAAACTCTTTGTAATACAGATCATTTGTCATATATTTTGCAGCAATAAATGCCATAGCATCTTGCGGACGTTCTACATCGTTCACAATATATTCATTGCCGCCTTTCATTTTCCAGTAAGCATTGCCATTTGAAAATTTGCCATTGGCTGAATGTGCACCATAATTTTCCAGAATTTGTGTTTTAACAACAAACATATCATATTCCTTTATTACTGTCTACATATTCTTTATATAGTGATTCGTTTATATTGTCAACAACTATCTTGAATTATTTAAAATAAACATGAAGATTAGTATAAATTTCATTGTCGCCATTTAGAAGTTCGGTCGCATCAATAAGAAACCAGCGACCATCATCATCTTCGACCGTAACTTGAATATCATTGCCATACTTCGCACGGGTGGAGATAATTTTACCAAGGAATGGAGTATCTTTATAGTAACCACTAACTTCGATGCCAACCGCGTCATATATTGCATTCATAAAGTTATTAATACCTGTGGACATGTTCTTACCCTTCTGCCTAACTTATGCATTCTATATAGAGCGATTCGTTATGAAAGTCAAGAGTTATTTTACATGAATTTTATGATTGAGCAAATTTTTTGTTCTGTATCCATAGATCGAAATCACTATCTAGTAATAAAAATTCTGCAGCTAATGATTCTTCGAAAACTATAAGTTTTCCATTACGTAAATAATATGGAGTTACCATATATCTATCTAATTGTATTATTTGTGTACCAGTTTCTATTTTGGCAGCAGTTTGTAATCTGATAGTATATGTATCGAAATGTTTGGACATGACATCTTTGCCCATTGTTGTTAATCTAAAATTATTACAATCTTTTTTTTCACTAATAAAAATGTCATTGGCCTTATATTCCTTTCTGCCAGTACATTTTCCTTTTGTATTTACATTAAGATATGTTATTAATTCAGTCTTAGTCATAATGTTATGAAGTTACTTAGGAGATAACTTTTGTCCTTTATCCAGCAAATAAACTTCAAAATCGTCACATTTAAATAAATCATTTAATTTTTCTGCTAAGTTATAAGCATGTCCTGGATTTGAAAATGAACACTTTTTATATTTTGGTCCTGGAAAGTTAATCAGACTGTTAAGTGATCGTAAGTTTATAGCTTCGCCTTTATAAAAAACAGCATATATTGCAGTTGCTTTAAGTACTTGTTCGCTTCTATATGTTTTAGAGTCTGTGTACTCTAATATTATTGTTGGTTTGGGTCTTGCCATAGTATTTTATTCCTTAATTGTTAAACATATTTATCTAAATTTTATAATTATATGCTTATATAACATAAAAAAAGCGCCTTAAAAGACGCTTTTTAATGTGATATAGTAGCACTGTTATTATGTCACAGCGTTATTATCTTCTTCATCAAGTACTTTATTAAACTCTCTTAATCGCTTGATTACAGATTGAAAATCAACAATTGTTGTCCATCTATCGATGAAGAATGTTAGTGCACCTTCTACTCTTCCAAATGCATTAAGAACCTGGATGAGAACACCGAATGTAATTAACTGTGCAAAGTAACTTGGAGCTAATATTACAATAGCAACATTACCCGCTAGTAATGAAAATCCTGTTTGCCATATGCCGAATCCCATATAGTAATTGAATAGTCTATAGTAGTTACGTTTAATTGATGCAAACATTGGAAACAAGTCTTCTGACAAACGTTCTTTAAAATCATCTTCGCTGTGTACCAATTTTTTACGAAACTTTGCTTCCACAACTTGATTTTTATACTCCAATCCAGGTAATTTAATACCTAGTAAGAATGATAATAGTGTTCCGCCGATACTCATTATAAGTGCAGCCCAGACTAGAAAGCCAGGAATAATTTGACCATTCCAAACAGGAAGACCTTCACTTAATGTCCATAACACTGGTAAGAACGCAGCAAGAATAAAAATCTTATTAACAAAGCCAGTGAATAGAGATTGCAGTGTTTTGCCAAAGATCATTAGATCCTCTTGAATACGTTGTGAGCCACCTTCGATTTTCGCTGTTGAATTTTCCCAACGCTTTAGATAGTAGTGTGTATTTGCTTCTCTCCAACGGAATGTAAATCGTTGTGTTTGCCACGTAGCATACGTTGCCATTGGCACATAGATAAGAAGTATTTCTAAGAAACTGGGAACGGTTGTTGTTTCGTCCATACGAAACGTGATAAACTCCCATAGTCTAACTGGATTGAAACTCCAGAATAGTTCCCAAAATCTCGCCTCTTGTAGTGTTTGTATAGCATCATAAAACTCACGATTCCATGCGTTATAATAAACTAGAATTTGAACGTTATACCAACCAATGAATAATAGCCAAGCAAGCATTAGCCAGGCGTATAAAAATTGGGATGGAGTCCAAAAGAAACTCTTTAGCATTTTGTAGTCCTCCTATTAGACAACCTTATCCTTATATTGGATTAAGTGTTGCGGTAGTTAAACCCCAAAAATTTACATAGTTTGTAGCTAATGAAACAAGTCCTGGCTTCGCCGGGAAGTCATTGGGTTTCAACCAATACATTGTTTGATTTGGGATTTGTATAAACAATTTACGAACTTCTGGATCATCCACACCTAGTTCTTCTAATAATCCTAAGAGATTACTAGCAGTGCGGTATGCTCCTGATTCTGCTTGTCTAGCAGGCATTATATTAATAAATTGTTCTGGTGTGCCAGGTCCGTGAATACCGAACCATACATCACCTATGAGATATCTTCTATCTCCACCCAAAAATATAAGACCACATGCACTTGCACATACTGTTTTATTTTTTAGATGGTCGATATCTAATTCATCTCCTATTTTACCAGGAGAGTATATAATTTTACCGTCTGCATTCATTACTGGTGTGTTACGTACAACTGTTACAACATTTCTTAATTTGAAATGCGCTGCAATACACGATCCTTCTGCGAGATTACCGCCAGGACTTTCTAGTATTACAGTAAAGTCCATCGGCATATCAGGTACAATACGATCACAATCGCCACTGCCAACACTGCCAGTTAATGTGTATAAGAAATCATCTATCTTAGTAAAATCTAAATGCTTTTCTTGTTCTGCTTTTAGATTTTCTGCCTTTACAGATATATCATTTAATCTTTTAAATTCTGCTATATATAAATTTACATAATTTTTTACATGTATTCCACCCATTATTATAACTGCTAAAATTAGAAATAAATATACAGGTTTTACAATAAGTTTTCTTAATTGTTTATAAATCCAAGTTGATTTTATTGTTAAAATTACGACTTCACGTGCTTTACTTAGATATTTCATAAACTATATTCCTTATTGGTATTATAGTATATTTATCTTAATTCCCATCCATCGTTATTGTCTTCTGGTAATTCTGGAGTTGATGGTGCTGCATTTTGTTTATTATACAATTCCATTTGTCTTTGGAATTCTTCTCTTGTAACACATTGTCCGGTCTTATACATTTTGTATTCTATATCCATAGTGAAACCTGCGGGTGGTGTTACTACATATTGTACATATTCTTGGCATTTATCCATACTTGGAAATGGCATAAATTGATATAGTGGTTGTCCCAGTGGAATTTGAAATATAGAAACTACAAAGTGTCCTATAATCATAACTGCGTTAAAATCTGGCATTAAAATTTTCCTCCGTCAAATGTGACTGTTTTTGGTTCTGTGTTTGTATCTTTTAATTCCATAAGAAGTAGAGATAATTCTGTTTGTAATTTAACTGCATCTTCCATACTTATACGAACATATGGTTCTTTTCTAATTGCGGATTTATTAATCGAAATAAGAAAACTTTTTATTTGTGTATACGACATATTTATACTGCTTCCCGTTTATTTGCCATGAGTGTCTCTACCTGCATTTCAGATTTTGTTTTATATGGACCTATAAAGTTACAAGAATTTAATGTATCAAGTTTGCCACCATAAAACCATCTCCAGTCACTAGGAAATCGTACACCATAGTATCCTGCAGCATATCTTACTTTGCTTGTGATACTCTTGGTATATGTTGGAATTTTTTTGCCTTTTAATTCTATCACTTCAACGTTGTATGCAATATGCTTACAAGGATAACCTTCCGCTTCATCAATTGAATATCCACTATCTTTGCCTACACTTTCAATTTTTTTAACTTGTCGAGATTCAAGAATTTTACTTCCGAACTTCGAAGTTAGAGCATCAAGGCTAAGTATTTCAAAGCCATCATCTCGAATGATTACTTCAAAGTCATAAGACTTGGTTCTACGAATAGTGCCAAGTTTTATTCCTGCATCTTCAACGATCCAAAACTTGTCTTTAATTATTTCAACTGTATACATCTATTAATATTTTGTAAGTTTCTTCCCAACCAGATACTTTATGGGCTCTACCTATACCTTTTTTCTTAATTGCTTGTGCTAGTGTGAAATCATTTCCACCATCAAAAATGCCATCGCCAAAGAATATAATTGAATCGTTCTTATTAAAGTCTTTGAGTATTTGGCTTTTATCAGATCCAGTAGGACCGATATCAATACCAGTTTCTCCACCTACCGTTGCTTGTAAATCAGGAAACATAATATTAAACGCATCTGCAATTTTACGTCTATCATCATTCCAAGCCTCATAGGCTAACCATGCTTGCCGTTGTTCTTGGTTTGCGTTACGTCCTACAATACTAAAGTTTACCATACCTGGGCGTTCTTCGATATGATTACCTGTGCGTATACTAAAATCACTCTCGGCTAATTGATCACTTAACCAGTCATGTGCATCTTCTGGAAGTGCCCATTCGTTTGTACAAATATGTTTTTCACTTTGCCAAACATCGTTGCCGCTACAATTATAAACACGATTACAGCAGTTGTAAATTGTATTACCTATTTGTTCAAGAGTTTTTGGACGATCACTTCCTGTGACAAGATAAACGTCATTTGATTGACAGAATTTTTTAAACCAAACAGCAAACTTTTTATTAATTACTTGTCTACTTGGAGTCAATGTACCGTCCACATCAAAGACGTATTTAAGCATATGGATAGCCTTTGTTTAATATAGCAGCCATTTCATCTGGTGTTTTTGCTAAATTCTGTAAATCCCATTCGCCACACCAACGAAGAAAGTTTACGCCAACCCCTGATTTATTCTTAGGAATACTGCGCTCGGCAATAGTTTCAATAAATTTTACTTTAAGATCGTGTGGCTGTGCAGTAAGATCAATAAGTTTCTTATTACGTTCATACATATCACGTACGGTATGTTCTTCACCGTTATGGTCTGTCCAACGTTGTAACATAAAGTTATTCCAATTAAAACCACCTGTATTACGATCTTCAAATGCTTCAATCATGCCAACTTTATTCTTTGTGCCTTTCTTACGACATCCAGGATATGCACTAAAGATATTATCACTTGTATCGCCGCGTATACATTTTTCAAATAGTAACCATTCGGGATCTGGTGGCGACATTACTTCTTTAGTCTTCTTATCTTTAATAGGAGTACGTTTTTTATCATCCTTAAAAAACCCATCGGGCGTAATGATACGATTTTGTACTCCATCATATATGGTTACATTATCACATATTAATTGTTGATAATCGCTATCACTACTGATAATAACATGATGGTCGTTTGGATGTGATTCGATAAACAGCGCAATCATATCATCTGCTTCTGCTTCTGGATTTTGTAATAGTGTACAATTGGTTCGTTCATCTAAGAACTTTATCATACTATCATATGCTCCGAACATAATAGCATCTTCTTCTTGTTCACGTTCACTTTTTGCCATTTGTGCGGCTCTACGTTGTGCTTTATATGGTGTATAAAAGTCTTTACGCCAACTACGTCCCTCTAAGCAAAATACTGCATGATCTGCGTTAAACATATTATAACACATCTTTACACTTGACATCATAATGTGAAATGACATCCCAATTTTAGTATCTATATCTGCCCCACGATGCGTCACGTGTTTGGCACGATGATACATATTAAGACTGTCAACAAGAATGAAAGTAGCCATTATTACCTCTGTTTTTAAATTATGTTTCTATCATAGATGATTTAAATACTAATGTCAAGAGTATTCTGCATTATCATTATCAGTTTTTAATCTCTGAATAATTAAGCCTTCTTTGCTAGTAGAATCAACGCTTTTTGTAATGCCTTCATTATCTTCAAGGCCTTCCATTACAATATTTTGACATAAATCGTTAAACCAATTATCTACAATTTCATCTGGTTCTACACCTTCATATCCGCTATTGGCAAGAAATTCAACAAAGTGTTCATTAAAATCTAGTTCAAAATACCCCGCACTTGGTGATGATGGATCCATTTCTAAGTTAACAACACGAATATACGGCTCACCATCTAGTGTTGCTGTTTGTTTATCAAATTCATCTTGTGTGATGTTAGAATGTTTTAGATCATAATCTAAAAGTTTTTTTGTTTTAATATCATCATCTGATAATTTTTCAATGATATATTTTTCTTTACTTTTTGCGTCCATAAGCATTGTTATGAACCAGTCTTTAACTTTGCCCATAATATTAATACTCCACTGTTTGTTGAAGATGATGTATTTCAACATGTTTGGATCTTGTATTTTCATCATATCCATCAATTAACCTATATGAAATATCTTCTCTGTACAATTTTACATTTAATTTATTAAGATTTTTCATTAGTGTTCTTAGTTCCTTAACCATTTCTTCTACATTTGGATCTTTCATACTTTTTTCCTAATATTTTCAAATTGTTCTTCTGTTACAATTCCACGATTGTATTTTGAAACTTCATCAAGTCCTCCGGGCATTTCCGAATAATGAGATGTGAAGTCTGGATGTAAATCACTATCCTCGGTCAATTCAGATTTCCGCCACTTCTTGTATGTAGCAGGAATATCATTCATCACGTTCAACCATCGACTTAATGTATAATGAATATTCCATCCTGGTATTCCTGTATGACTGAACATTCCTAGTGACTTCATAAATATCGCTTCTATCAACAATAAAAAACTTGAGACAAACGTTACTAGCATCCAAAATGTTATACTTATAAACAATATTAAGCTTAATAGCATCATCACAAGACTCGATTTGAGTGGATAACTTTGGTGAGAATCTAAAAGTGACTTGAAGTTTGTCATTATTGTTGAAATGACCGAAGAGTTTGCCGTAAATATTTTGTTTAGTGTTGGTTTCGAAAATGACATTTTTAGATCCTGTATTTATTTTCACTATTTTTATTTAGTTTAAAGATTTAGCAGCAAAAGTTATAAGTGAACGTATACAGAAATACAATAGGTACTTCTGTATACGTGTCTCCACAGTTCTCGCTATAAACACATTTTTATTAATTGCCTGATTTTGCTGGTAAGATATATTCATATAATCCCATACCAGAATCTACATGAATTGCCATTGCTCCTTGATCTGAAATTTTAATACTCATAGATGAAGTATCACCGAGTTTTAAAATTGTTAGAACTGTTGAGAGTGGAAAACTCCAACCTGTGCTAAGTGTTCCTTCTACATTCGATGCAAATTTCAAACTTAATTTATCGGTTGATGCATCACCTATATGAAACATCAAGTCATTGCCTTCAGTTTTTACTGTAAATAGGGGATCATATGAACTGAGAATACCTGCAAATGTTTGCAAATCTTTAACTGCTTTGGATGATGGCATCACCTCAACATCCCATTTTGCACCTTTGAAGTTTGCTGTTTTGATTTGGGCATCAACTAATTCACTTATAATAACACGATAAGTTGAGTCAAATACCCCTTTCATTGAGAATCCTAGTTCAGATGGGACAACTTCTCCATTTCGTTCTGTGGTGCCCACTGTGATATCAGCACCAATACGATCCCCATTTTCATTTTGATTTTCATAAGATAGATAACCATTTAGAACTCCCAAACGACCCATACCAAATTTACCTGAAAATTCTGGTACACGTTCATGCATCTTGGCACGTAGCACAACGGTGCGGTCATCGTCCATTGCATCTAGTACTGTACTATTATCGTCTGTTGTCACTTTTACTGCTTGAATAATTCCAAGTGAATGTGTGTGTTTCACAATATCTTTTAAAATGTCACGCATTGCGTTCTCCTATATTATATGTTAATACTATCATAAATAAGTAAAGTTGTCAATATAAATCGACAACTTTTTGTTTTTCTAATCTTAGAAAGTCCAAGATAATCCTGC